CAGGTCAGTATGATGATCGTGATATTATGATTATGAAAGGGCTCGCAACTGAAATTTGCAACCCTACTTATGATCACTTTGGCACTTTAGTACAATTTTTTGGATCTAATCCATCTGGCCATCCACTAACTGTTGTTATCAATTCTGTAGTTAATTCGCTTTATATGCGTTATTGCTATTATGAAATTGCACGACAAGATAAGTGGTGGCGTGTCCCAAGGTTTAACAAAGTTGTATCTTTGATGACCTATGGTGATGATAATATTATGTCCGTTAAGGAAGGATTCGATAGTTATAATCACACTCGCATTGCAGAAGTTTTTGATGCTGCGGGTATTACTTATACTATGGCAGACAAAGAAGCTGAGTCTGTTCCTTTTATTAATGGTCGCGATGCTGGATTCCTTAAGCGTGATGCTATTTGGGATACAGAATTGCAATTATATCGTGCTCGTTTAGATGAACAATCTATTTCTAAATCATTACACACACACTTAGAATCAAGTGCCATTACAGAACAACAGCATTGTGCGGAAGCCATTATTGGAGCCGCCGATGAGTATTTTGAATATGGACGTGATGTATATGATGAGAAGCGAACACAGCTTATGGAAGTCTCCGAAGAAGCCGGATTGACCGGTTTAGTTGGAGTCCTTAAGACTTACGATGAACAACTTGAACGATTTTGCGAGCGTCATGCTTGGGAAATCGCTCCAGTTGTATAATCGTGTACATTTTGCGTAGGCACATGCAATAAAAACCAAAGAATCCCATGTGAGGTAGTTACTTGCAAGCAAAATGGATCATCCAACCTAATTGTTTTGTATAGAAAACTCATGTGACTTGAACATCCCTCGTGATGTACCCCTTTTTAGGGGAATGGTGTTGATACCATATCAAAGAGATGCACTGGGCTTTTTACTTTGACGAGGGTACTAAGTCTATAAATTAAATGCGTTACTACAATTAATAAACAAAGAAAGTTGGACTCTTTCCTTAAAAAGTCCGAAGAAAGATTACAATCCGTTGATGACGAATCTATCATTTCCTATCTAATGAATGAAAATGCTCTTTTGCGATATAATTTGGGCCGTAAATATGCTCATAATAAAAAGCTTAAGAAAACTATTCAGACATTGTGTAAGGCTAGTGAGGATACTGAAGACGAATGTGATATGTTACAATCCCAATCTGGTATGCAGAATGAGGATAAAACAGAACCTGGTCTTAGCGTAGATCAGCCTGTGTCGTCTACGACACAACAAATCACAGCATTTTCTGATGAAGATGCTGGTTGGAAAACGGAAATTCATGGAGAATATGACGAGACCCGAGATATGGTCGAAACCACTAATACTGAATTAGGGAGCTTTCTGGAGCGTCCCGTTCGGGCTTATGTGGGATCATGGGTCGTCGGTCAACCATTCTTTTACAAATTTAATCCTTGGACGAC